TTCGGCTCCAATGGTGGTACGCATACATCTCGCACTAAAGTCGAGTATCGTACGTTGGGTCTGGAAATCTTAGAGGAAAATAATTTGGCTGTTCAGCATGGCAAACCAAATATGGACGGTCCGCCTAGTTGGTACCATTTTTCAAAGAATTTGGCCGAATTTGCAACTGTTAGCCATGGACCTGCAACACATGTTTTGAATTGGGCTGTGATTGATTACCTTATCCCAATAAAACAGAAATTGAGTGCGTTGGGCTTTGGTAAAACACGCATTGTCCAACCGTTAACAAATATTGAAAATGTTAACGGTGTTCCTGGTGTGAGATTCTTAGATGCTTTAAAAATCTCAACTGCAGCAGGATACCCGCTTAAAGGCAAAACGTCTGATTATTTAGTCGGCGTGGATGGCAATCGCGATTTTATCAATCCTATGGTATGGGATTTTGTGAGGCAATCAGAAGAAAAATACTTGCAAGGACAACGCTGTTATCATGTGTTTGTCGCACATTTGAAGGATGAGCCTGTTAAATTAGGTAAGGACAAAGTTAGAGTTTTTTTCGGAAATGGTACAGTATTTAAGTTGTTAATTAGAAAATACTGGTTACCTATTGTTCGACTGTTATCCGAACTTCCTTTACTTTCTGAGTGTGCCATTGGTATTAATAGCCATGGTTTTGAATGGGAAGAGTTCATGAATTTTGTTTCTCATCATGGTGACAACAGATGTGTTGCAGGAGATTATAAAGGATACGATCAGAAAGAATTTCTAAATGTTATTCAAGCGTCTTACCGTATCTACATTGAACTTGCTCGTTCTATTGGATACACCGCAGAAAATCTTAAAATCATGGAGTCCATGGTTGCTGATTTATCTTTGTTTTGTGTTCAATATTATGGAGCTATTATTATGATGTCACGTGGTAATCCAAGTGGACAAAATTTAACATCATATGTTAACAGTACCGCCAATAGTCTTAATTCTAGATGTGCTTACTATGAATCGCATGGGGGAATTCCTCCTCCTTTTAGGAAATGTGTTAATATGATGACGTATGGTGACGATGATATAGGCACGGTTTCTAGTTCTTGCACTTGGTACAATGCGCAGATTAAAGCTTCATATCTTGAAAAATATGGGATTTTATATACACCGCCCACTAAGGAAGGTGATCACGATATGTTTTATAACGTTTATGAGGTCGATTTTCTTAAGCGACAAACCATTTACATTCCTGAATTGGATCGTAGACTAGGAGCGCTCAGCGAGTCTAGC